ACCTCCTCCCCCACCACCTCCACCTCCTCCAAGTGGTCCAACTCCACCTTCTGGTGGAAGTGGTCCAAGACCATCTGGAGGTTCCCCCGCTCCATCTGGTGCGTCACCAGCACCATCTACAACTGGCCCAGTCCCTGCTCACTCTCATCCACCAGCACCAACAACTGTGCCTGTTAAGATTAGACCAACAACATTACCAATGGTTGATCCAACTATTATTAATAACAATATTCCAACACCTGCTTCTTTAATTCCACCTCCAGCAGTACCGGCTATTCCTGAAAAGAAAATTAAACCAGACTTTCTTACTGGCGGGGCAGAGCAAGTGTATGGTGGTATAGAGGCTATTGCTAAATATACTAAGAAAGAACTTATTGCTATGGCAAAGAGTTTGGGTATTAAAAAAGTATCTGGTCTTAAAGTAGAAGATTTAAGAAGAACTGTCCTTGATGCAATTCTTGCACCAAAACAGGCTGTCGAAGAGGCTACCGAAAAGATTGCTGATAATGCTAAGAAGACTGTCGCTTCAACGCAAACAAAAGCTCCTCCTGTTAAACCAACTGATGTTACAAAAGCCTCAGATACAGGAACGAATAGTGTTCAGGCATCTCAGGTTGAAAAAGACGCAGTAGCGGTAAAAGAGCAAGCAAAAGCAGATGGTACTGCTACCAAGAAAGATGTTACTGCTCCTGTTGATCCAAAAGCTGTTAAGGAGAAGTCTTCAAGAGGAACAAAAAAGGTTCAGCAAGCCCAAGCAGAAGCCGATGCTAAAGCAGTTGATGCACAAGTAAAAGCCGATTCCAATACTGTTAAAAAGATTCCAACACCTTCTGGAACTCCTCTTGAGGGTATCTCTCCAAAAGCACAAAAACTTGCATCAACTGTTGAACAAATGCAATCTAATGTTCAAGCATCCTTAAGAGTTTTGACAACGCCAGTTGATGAAATTATTGATTCTTTAAATCTTGTTAAGAAAACTGGAACTGGTTCTCGTGGTGCACTTATTCTCACTAAACAGAAATTCTTTGAGTTAGCTCAAGCTCTTGGTATACAGTTACCTCCAATTTTCAACAAAATGGGGGAGCTTGTTGATGCCAATGGTCAAGCATTGGCTATTACTAGAGAATCATTAATTAAACTAATTCAATCAATGACAAGGACTGCAGTAGCTCCAAAAATTCTTACAAATATTGCTGGTCAAACAATTTTGGAATTCGAAGGAGAGGTTAACAGAGCACTTGCTTTAGGAAAGGGTGCAAAGAAAAGATTTAACTTTAAAGGCGTTACTGGTAAATTGCAAGACTCTTTGTCAAATGCTTTTGGAAATATTTTCTCTGATGCCGCTGGCAAGGTCGCATCAGCCACTGGAGCGCAAAAAGGCGATATTGATTATACAAAAATTGGATATAGGGATCTAGATAAAAAAGCTAATTTAAGGAATGCTAGAAAAACCGTTTCGATGAGAGACGAAGATGGGAATATTAAACGAGTAAAGGTTGGAACTAGAGATGCTCGTGCAACTCTTGAAAGTCTTATACCCCAAGTAGGAGATTCTCTCCAAATTGGAATGAAAGAGTTTAGACAATATGTCTTAACAGCGAAAAGAATTGTTGATGAATTGATGGCCGGTTTAGAACCGGGAAGAGCCAAGCGAGCTGTATATAGAAGAGAAATGTCTTCAACAGAAGGTTATGAAAGAACTCTTAAAAGTGGTAAGTCATTAGATTTAATGACAGAAGCGCAGTATGAAGCATTTAATAAAAAGAGACAAAAAGGAATTCAAGCTGCTAGAGACAAAATTGCAGAAAGGTATGAACAAGAATTACAGGCAAAAAGAGGATCGGAAACTCCTGCTTTAATTGGTCAAGAAGATCAAGCGGCATATAGAGAAAGTATTAGAGCAGCAGATGAAGCTGCAAGAAATGCTGGTGGTCGTAATAAGACATTGCCAAAAATCATTAGTGAAAAAACCCAACAATTTATTTTTGATATTGACACGCAGATTGCAAAGGCAGTTGGTAGCAGACTGGCCGAATTAACAAAACAATTTGGTTCAATTCAAGCAATACCTAAAAATGTATTAGAAAGCGCTAAAGGTGCTGCTATTGATAGAGCAAGTCGAGATCTTACGCAGGCTAGAAACGAACAGGTTTCCTTAATTGAATTTAATACAAAATCATTAAAAGGTAAATTAGACAAATTAGCATCAAGAGAATCTGAACTGCAAGCACAAATTGAAAAAGCAAAAACATTTAAAGGTGCTGCTCTTAAAACAGATGAAGCCAAAGCGTTATTTGGAAGCACTAGAGGTAAAACAGACGCTGAAAGAAGAGATAATTACATAAAAGAGAAGCAAATTCTTATTGATAATTTAAGCATTGAAGGTAAAACATTAAAGGTTATTAAAGAAGAAATTGCTGCAAATGAAAAACTACTTCAATTAATTGATAAAAGAGTTTCAAAACTAAGAGAAGAGATTCTTTTAAGGCGTGGTGGATTACCTCGATTTGGCACATCCAAGCCCAGTGGATTTACACCACCTACAGTAGAAGAATTTACTGAAAAACCAAAATCAAAAACATCTGGTTCTGTTGGGTATTTGCCAAAACCATCTATTGGTGTGAATGAATCAGGACAAAGAATTGATGCTGTTTCAAAAGCACAAGATATTATCGTAACAAAAGCTGCTGAAATACCAAAGAATGTTTTGAAAGCACAAGAGGCTGTATCGAAACTTCAAAGAGAATTGACTACATTAGAAAGTATATCTAAATCATTGAGAAATATGTCAATGAAGAGAGGAACTTTTGCTGATGATAAGGAAATAAGAAAGTTCTTTAATCTTACAAAGTCTGCTACCACAAAAGAACTTGAAGAATTGTCTACACAAATTGCAAACAAGATTCTAGAAATTACAACAGCTCTTGAAAAGGCTCAGGCAAAACTTGCAAAGATGGCACCAGATATTTCTCCATCAATGCGACCAAAATCTTTGTCTGCCGCTGTTCCAGATGGTCCAACACTTCTTGGAAATATCAATACGCAGTTGCAGTCTGCAATGCAAATTCCAACAAATGTTCTTGACCAATTCTTACAATCGTTGAAAGTTCAGGGCAAGGGTCTTGCTGAAATTGCTCAAGGTGTCGGTCTTGGAGCGGTTGATGATCTTGAGTTGTTGAAACAAGAACTTGCCAAGATTGGAATGACAATTGAAAGTGCAATTGCAACACCTGCTGAAGCATTGAAGCAATTGCAGGCTGTCAAGTTTGCCAAAGCCGGACCTGTCCAAGAAATGTTCCAAAGACTTGTTATGTATGCAAGAGATGTTGCAACTCTGGGAGTACAAGAGGCATTTGATAAGACAGTTGAAAGATTGAATGCTGCAAAAGCAAAAGCAGCATCAAGTGCAGGAGCAGAACCATCGGCAACTGCAAGACCAAAGAAAACAGCAAAGGTTGAAAGAATTGGTTCTTTTGAAATTCCACTTGCTGAGTTGGAAAAGGATGGGGATGTTGCCTATCAACAAATGCTTAAACTTGCTGACTATATTAAGAAATACGGCATCACATTAACTGAACTTAATTCTCTTACAGGAAGACAACTCCAGTATCTCGCAGACACAATTCTGGGAGGAACTGATAGAACAAAACCTGTTGAGGGTGCAGAAAGAAAACTAACAGATACAAAAGCAAAAGCTATAGCAATTATTACAAAAGCAATTGACGATAAGCTAATCGCTGATGCAACAACAGCAGCGGCAACTCCACCTCCAGCAAAATCTCGTTTGAGAGGAACTGTTGTTCCTTCGGGTGAGCCAGCACCTGCTCCTGTACCAACTGAAGCAGGAAAAGTTCTTGGTGGTCTTTCGGCGGTATCAATTCAAAATTTTGCAACACTTGCTGCTTCTGTAAGTTCTGAATCCGCAGGATACGCATCGGCACTGCAAAGATTAATCAATCAGGCTGGTTTGGAGTCTGAAGAGGTATCAGTTGCCATTCAAAAAATACTGGAAGCCTTTAGGGTCTATTTAAATAATTTCTCAATGACGGCAGATCAATTATCACAGGCTAGGGCGATAGTTGACCTTATTGCAAAAAAGGGCATAAGTGGTGTAAATCCTTTTATAAAAGATTTAAATAATGTTTATCAATCAGTTATAAGCTCTTCTACAACTAAACCTGTTACACCACCAGTACCTGCTCCTGCAACTCCTCCGGCTGAACCTGCAAAATCTCGTTTGAGAGGAACTTTGGTTAATCCTGAAGGTGATTTCAAACTCATGGCCGAGCGTATTTGGCAACAAACTGATAAAGCTCACACTTTGACATTAAATCAAATGAAAAACTTGCTTGCATTCTTGGAAAAGATTAGCGCATCAGCCAAGGCTCCATTTATAAATGCAGAAATGCAAAAGATGCGACCAACAATGGATTTGGCAGATGATGTTTTCCATCTTAAGACTTTAATTTTTGATAAGATTAAAGAACAGGAACAAATTCTTAAGAATGCAGCAACATCTGTTGCTTCTGTAACAACTCCACCTCCTGCAACAATAACACCACCAGTTGCACCTGCACGACCTACAGGTTTTGATCTGCCTCTGCAAAATTGGATTTCTGCAATACCAAAGGCTATGGATCCTGAAATGGCCGGAAGATTGATGAGACAGTTCGCTAGATCAGAAGCAAAGAGACAGGATATGTTTGTTCCTCCAGCTCCAATTGCGCCACCTGTATCTGCAACAAGATCACTGCAAGATCGAATTGATGCTCAACTTGCAAAGTCTACACAAAAGCGTCTAGACATGATGCAGGCAAGATTGAAGTCGGAGTATTTACAATCGAGACTGGACTACCAACTTCAAAGAAGTGCTGCAAAGAGATTGTCAATGTGGCAACCATCAATGGCTTCAATCCAAAATCAATTATCTCAACAGCCAATTATCCCATCTATTCCAAAACCAACTGTTGCACAATTGGTTGCACAAATGGGTCAGCAAATTGATTTCAAACAAGTCGGAAGAATGTTTATTGATGATTTATCATATATCCCAAAGGATTTGAGAGCTGTAGGTAGAATTTACAAAAACCTTTTTAGAAATATTGGAGCAGAGGTTATGGCAGAGGTTAGAAAGAATCGTGCTCCTTCTGCCATGAAGGGTTTAGTCAGAACAATTCTCAATCCTTTGACTCTTGTTGAGAAAGGTCTTGGCTCTTTCTCCAATACATTTGGTAAAACATTCTCCCCAAGTCGAATTGAATATCTTGCAAGAGCATTGGGTGGCACTGCTCCTTTAATGAAGTATAGAAAGACTGACCCATTGACTGGGGAAGCAATGCCACCAATTGAAGGTTTTGTAAATAATCTTAAAGCAGTTGTCCCAAGAGCACTCATGGGTGTCGGAAGTGCAATTCAAAAAACCAATTTGTTCCCCAACCTAAAGGCTTTGTTGCAAACAACATATGCTCCGTATTTGCCAACGCCTCTTTCTGGAAGTCTTGGTCGTGGTGGAAAACTTAAGACTGATCAGGCTGCACCTACAAGAACCGGAATGGGTGGAATTCTTGATAGAAATCTTGCCAGAGCGGGTATTGCTCCTTCAAGAGTCTCAACAGGAAGAGCAGAAGAATTGTCTGCAAGGCTGTTTGCAAACATTGGTCCATCTGGTTTTGAAACAATGACTAATTCTGTTGTTAAAAATATTCTTAATCTTACTAATAAATTGTATAGTGGAACTGGAAGAATCAACAGTGCATTAGAAACAGCAGGTAAAGTTCTATTCTATTCTTTTGGCAGAGTAACTGGTCGTTTAATTCAAGGTTCAGCAATACTTCTTACAGTGGTTCCTGATCTTGGCATGAATTTGGCTATAGCTTTCAAAAATCTTGGTAAAAGTTTACTAGGCAACATTGGTGGTGCTCTAAAGATTATTGATACATTGGCAATGACTTCTGGATCTCAGGGAGCTGTTAAATTTGCTGGAAAACTTAGGGCAAGCGCAACAAGAGGAGCAGCTATTGCTTCTCTGCAAAGAGATACTTCTGCAATCGATCTTGCCAATTTAACAGTCAAGCAAAAACTTGGAGCATTGGCTGGAATCATAACATCTGCGGGAGTTCAATTTGGTGTAACTTCAACAAGGGTTGCTGTACAAATCACCGGAGCAATGCTCCAAATGTCTTTGAAACTTGTTCCATTCGGTAGCACTATTTATAAAGTCGGTTCAGCAGTGGTTAATGCTGGAGCAAGCCTACAGAAACTCCCTGCATTTATGAAAAATGCAACAAGTGGTGCTACTGGCTTAGGCAGTGCTTTGGCTAAACTTGCTTCTGCATCTGGTAAAGCAGCAGGTGGAGTAATTGCCTCTGGTGCCAGCAAAGCAAGAGCCGCTATATTGGGCGTTGCTCCTGCAGCAGATGGTACTGGTGGTAAGAAGGGTCTTGTCGGTGGAGTCATGGGTGGAGTCAAAGGTTTCGCTGGTGGTCTTAAGGGAAGCGTTATGGGCGGTATGGGAACAGCAGTAAGTATGTTGTCATATCAATTCGGAATGGTCGGAATGATTGCTGGACCAGTCTTGACAAATATTATCCAAAAGATTGCAATGATTCCAAAAGTTGGTGGACCTGTAATTCTTCTTCTTGCTGCATTGGTTGGAGCCTTCTTCTTATTAAAGAAGTCAACAAGTGCATGGGCACAATACTCTGATGGCGCTATTCAGAAATTCAAGATGGCTTGGCAAAAGGTTAAGGAGATTTTTGGATTAATTCTTGCTCCAATTATTGACTTCTTCGCAAGTTTCTTGGGCGGTGCTGACAAGGGCGGTAAGTCAGCAGAAGACTTGGGTAAGAAGATTGGTAATTTTGCAGATAAAGTTCTTTTGGTATTGCCAAAAATCAAGAATTTTGTTGAAGACAATATTGTACCTGTTATAAGACAAATTATGTCAGGAATTAAGCCAATTGTTGAGGCATTTGTTCCTGCTATTCAATTTATAATTAATATTATTAAAGCTGTCGTATCTCTATTTAAAGGTGATTTTTCTAATGCATGGGATAAGATTAAAAATGCTTTTGGGAATCTTGTAAGTGTTGTAGGAAAAGTTCTTAAGGGAATAATTATAATACTTGCTCCAATTCTTAAATTAATTGTTACTCTATTCTTTGCTATGGTTACTGCAATAGTCAACATTCTTGAGCAGATACCAATTTTCTTTGTTAATTCTATTAGATGGATGGCTAAGGCATCAACTCAACTGTTCTTCTCTGGTCTTGTCCAACCAGTTATCTTTATTGTTGATTTCATATTAACTGCATTCTCAAAGCTTCTTCAAGGCCTTGTCAATATTGCCAAGATGATTGCTAAGACATATATAAATACATGGTTTGGAATTGCAAAGGGTCTTCTTGGACTAGCATCTAAAATTCCATTTGTCGGTGGTGTGTTTGATAAATTAAAGGGATATGTCCAAGGGGCACAGAATAAAGTTCTTGACTTCGTTGATAGTGGTGCAGATGGTATTAATAGACTAATTGGAAGACTCGCAGGAGTTGGTAATGCATTAGGTGATATGGCTCAAACAGCACAAAATAAGCTAATGTCAGGGATTGATAGTATTGCAAATTGGTTAACAGGAAAGATTGGTAAAGCAAGCAATTTTGCTGCTGCTGGTAGAAATGCAATTAATGGCTTTATTGACGGAATGGTTAAAGGTGGTCTAATTCCAGAAGGTCTTGGAAAACAACTTGGCAAGGATGTTGGTAAGTCGTTCAAGGATCCATCTGCCGCTAAAGCTGCTGGTCAAGCAATTGCAAATGCAGTTAAAGAAGGAATGAAGAGCCTTCAAGATTCTTACTTTGATGCTGTAATCGGAAACATTGGCAATGCAATGAGCAAGATCAAGACAGAACTTTCTGAGATTCTTAATAAGCAAAAAGAAGATGCTCTCAAAGCGTATGACGATCAAATTGCTGGTATTGAAGCGCTTGCTGAAGCAGAAGAGAGGCTTACTGCTACGGAAGAGTATGAATCAAACAGAAGACAGAGAATTAAAGATAGAGAACTGCAAAGAGACAACTATCAAAAAGAAAGAGCATTGGCTATTTATGAAGGTCGTGTTGATGATGCAAGAAACCTTGATCTTGCTGAATTAAAGAATACTGATGATTTCAATAAAGAAATCTCAGATATGGACAAGTCACGACAGAAAGAATTGCAGGGTCAAAACAGACAGGATGCAATTGCTATTATTCAAAAGAATAAGGATGAAGCTGCAAAACTATTTGATGAAGCAATTAAGGAGTTTGAGGATTATGTAGAGGAAGTTACTAAGAATGGAGCAATTTCCGAAACTCAACTCACTGAGCAATTCACCAAAATTGCTGCTAAGGCACAAGAAAAATCTGGTGCAATAAATACAGCATTCCAAACATCCCTATCTGCATTACCAAACCTCATTCGCACAGGTCTGGATCCAACAACATCTGATGCAGGATTCTTCTCAACTGAACTTGGCAAACTTGTCGAAATTGCCAAGACAAGATTTGGTATTTCCTCTGGTACTGGTTCAAATTCTGAAAGCATATTGGGTGTAACAACTTCAATGCTTACCAGCACATCTGCTGGCATTCCTTCTGTTATTAGCACAGCTTTTGGTTCTGGTGGAGTAATCCAAACAACATATGGCACTGCACTAACGGCATTGAACAAATACATTATGGATAAACAAGATCCAACAAATCCAGAAAGTCTTTCTGCTGTGTATAAAAAAGCAATTACAGATGCCAATGCGACAATGGAGCAAGAGGCTCTTAAAGCACAAAGAGGAATTGGTAGCGCCTTTGCAGCAATTGTTAGTACAATTAATGAAAAAGTTAAAGCTCTGACAATCGCAGAGGCTGTAAAGAGAGGTCTTGAAGAAGCTAAGAAAGCAGCTGAGCAGGGTGGTAAAGATATTGCTAATGCTTTGGGTGGCAAGGGTAAGAAAACTCTTTATTTTGTAAGATCAAGAGATGGCGGTGCTTGGCAATCAGTTAGCAAAGAAGAATACTCAGGAAAATATGGTGACAATAAGAAGTATCAACGATATACACAGGTTATTGAAGCGTTTAAGGGTGGAAGAATGCCATATGCAAATGGAGGTCCAACATTTGGTCCAATGCACATGGGTATTCCCGCAACACTTCATGGTGGAGAATTTGTTCTTAGAAAATCAGCAGTTGATAAGTATGGTCTAGATATGCTAAGCCAAATGAATCAGGGAATCTATGTTCCTAAGGTTCCTAAGTTCAATATGCCAATGTCTAACTACGCAAAGATTTCTGGAATGAATAATGCTCCACAAATGAGCTCTTCAGAAACTACCCATAATTATAATTTCTATGTCGATAACTTTATTGGAGAAACCGAATGGTTTAACTCTATGATGAAGGAATACAATATGAAGGTAGTCCCTGCAAACCAAAAGCAGGCAGGTCTTGAATCTCGTGTAATTAAAACTTATAATGGTATAAATAGAGGAATGTAATGGCAATTATAAGTTTTTTATCATTAAATAATGAAGAGATTACCGAGCAGGGTCGGAAGATGACGGACAGTGTTACGGTCAATGCAGGTCAGGTTGAATTAGATAATGGAGCGTCTAGAAGGTATATAAAGAAAAACAAAAGATCTTTTACTTTCCAATGGGATTGGTTACCCTCTCTAGACACACATACAATTGATAATCGCAAGGGTCGTGATTATATTAAAGATTTAGCATTAACAATTAGAAATAAAATTTTAATGGAAATTAAGATGGATCATAACGAAGAAGCTGAATTGGTCTATGTTTATATTAATGACTATAACGAGGATCTTATAAGGAGAGACCCATCAACTGGGTGTGATTATTTTACAGTGTCTCTTACCGTTGAGGAGGCATAATGGCAAATGAGCCAACTTATAATATAAGTCCTCTTTTAAGAAGCGCTCTTTTTAATGGTGGTGTAATGATAATTACAGGCTCAGCCAGTCTTAGCGCTGAGTCAGATGTTAGCGTTTCTGCTACCGCAATTTATTTTGAAAATTTAGCAATGTCTGGAGAAGTTGATTTATCTGTTTCCGGCTTCGCTATTCGAACAGCATCCGCATCTCTAGACGGCGTTCTAGATGTATCTGTAGCCCTCCCAGTGACTATTAATACTATTGGGGCTGTCTCTCTATCAATATCCAGTAACTTTATTATCCCAGACATAATAAGGTTCACCCCGACTGCTCAGAATCCGGGGTCATATATTCCACTTGTTCTCCTTGACGGTATTCCTCTAACAGACCAAAATCGTAAATTTAATAATACAAATAAGCCAGTATTTGTGGAGAAGTCTAATTGGAACAGTGCAAAGTCTAGATATTACAAAAGAGCAACAAGCGGTAAGCAATCTTTCAAGTTGTCTTGGGAATGGCTCCCTTCAGATAAAGAAAACACAATTGATAAAAGGCAAGCTAGAAATTTTATAAAAGAAAAGTCAATGGACCCTGATTATCATACTTTGACTATTATTAAATATGGGGAAAATCCAGAAGATGTTTTTGAAGAAACAGAGTATAATGTTTTTATTACAAATTACTCTGAAGATTTAATACGCCGCGATTTAGGTACTGGCACATATTTTTGGAGATGTGATGTGGAGCTTGAGGAGATTTAATGATTACTAAAGATATATATGGTAAGAATCTTTCCAATACTTTTACATCTGCAATAGATGCTTATGCTCAAAAAGTCAAGCCAAAAATTGTAATAACATTCCTTGATAGTAGACATGTTGATAATTTAACTGTTACTACAAACGATCCATACCCATCCAACTCCAGGGGTACTTATGCTGACCAAATGGCCGGTAACTCACTGCTAGGAGGCTACTTCTTTAAACCAGAACAGAGCATGAATGGTGTCTCTAGACAAGCATACACATGGGCCGTTTCTGGCGATAAAGACAACATGGATAAGGTTATTCGTGCTGATGGAACTTGGCACTGTATGCCAAGCGATCTTGAGGATAACTATGAATTTGGATGGAGATCATATACTTCATCAACGGGAAATGTTCATGCTAATGGGGGTTATGAATTCACAACTCCAATAACTTTAGATTACAATTTTACAGAAAGAAAAGTTAATAAAATCAGGGTTGCAACATCTGAATTTTCTGGAAAGATAAGCGCATATAAGATTGAAGTGTATAACAATACGCTTTCTGCTTTTTATAACACATATTCATCAATTTCAGTAGATGATTATTATAATGATCATATTTTGCCATCTAATATCTCAAATGATGTAAGTAGAATTTTGTTAACAATTTATAGCACACAAAATCCAAACGACTATGCAAGAGTGCATGAGGTTGAGCCGCTGTATGAAGTTGATATTACAGATTATACAATTTCTCACAGTGTTGATAGACAAGGTGAATTATGGGAAAATTCAATTCCAATTGCTGGCACAGGTTCTTCAAGTGCCTCAATCACACTAGACAATACAACTAGAGTGTTTAATCCATTTGATAATTCTTCATTATATGGTAAATACATGAAGAAAGATTTAAAGATAAATATCTATAATGGGTGGAGGATTGTTAAAACAGATGATGTTCTCGTAAATACACAATTGATTGGGAACATTACTTCTTCTTCAAACACAATTACCGTTTCTGATGCTTCAAAATTTTTAAATGGTAACGCTACTAATACATTTACTATGGTTCTTGAACCAAACACTCCTAATGAAGAGAGGGTGTTGTGTTCAACAAGAACTGATGTGACAGTTGATATTTTAGAAAGAGGTTATGCAAATACAATTACAAGGTCACATAGTTCTGGCGTTACAGTTTCTTTTGATCCATATGAATATGTAAATGCTGGCGAATTTTATGTTGACGAATGGACAGGCGGGACTTCTATGGAAGTGTCTATTAAGTGCCTAGATAAGAGTAAGTTTCTCACAGAAAAACAGATTACAAAAGGTTTCTATGTTCAAAATTCAACAGTTGGTGATGCTGTTGAAAAGATGTTGATGAGCACAAACATTTCTAAAAATGAATTTATTCAAATAAAGCCTTATACAAATTTTGCAAAAGAAAATGCTGTCCTTCTTTATTCTTTTGATACACCAGTTGAGAGAGACGCTTCTTCAGTTCTTTTAAATCAAGGTCTTAGGCATCGTGTATGGAAAATCCCTACCGGAAGGGAAAATGAGGTTAAGGATATTAAAGCAGATGCACTTGATGTTGTTCTTACTAAATATGATAAAGCAATGGGTGCTAAAGCATATATTCCACCAACTTATGTTGGATACGACATTGATGTATCAGATCCATTAAATCCTAAAGCTGTTAATCTTACTAATTACTCCTTTGTTGAAGGCTCCAACACTCATAGCGAATATTACAATGGTGTTATTGATGGTTATTTCATACCTCCTGCTACTTCTGGTTATAACTTAAATATAACAACAATTAATTCAGGAGTCAGGGCGTTTATTGACGATACTCTTGTTCTTGATACTTGGACAAGACTGAAAACAAATACTGATACAATAAGTCTTTCATCTTATGATTATCTTGGAGACAATATTGACCTTGATGCTGGAGTTCCTTACAAAATAAGAATTGAATTTTTTCATGCTGAAGGTCCAAAAGATTCTGGTAAAGCAATGACTCTTAGATTGGGCATGGAGCAATCTTCTGGGGCGGCTTCAAACTATGCTGCCTCTCCTGCAAGTCAATTTACAACAGTTGTTGCTAAAGATTATGTTGGCTCTAGAAGCTCTACTTTTGCAACTGTAACAAGTTCAAGCCCATACACTATTAATA